CATCTCAACACCAACTCCTCTAATTGTTGTCTAACCTTTGAAATCGAAGGCGATACCCTCCGATCTGTTTTTCTTTCAAATTTATCAAAATATTTTCTTCGTGAAACGATATAATGTGCGTGCTGACACTCCGGTTCTGCGCAGGTCTTTTTAATCTTTGGCCGCTTTTTACAGTAAGGGCATAACGACATCAAGAATCTCCTTTCTTTAATAACTCCGGGTTCTCGTAGATGTTGCCGATGACTTCAATCTCTCCTTCGTTCATAGCGTGAGATAAACCATTGCACTCAATACCTAAGTCTGGACTTAAATCAAAGGCTGGGTAATCATTGCCACACCACACTATTTGATGAATGGTTTTGTCTTCTTCAAAATCAGAATATCCATATTTAACTATATCCCCTTCCCAAATCTCCTTGCCGTTTTTGTCTTTTAGTCCGGTGAACTGCATGGGAATAAACCTATCCTCTGTAAATATCTCTTCTAAGTGAATAATCCCATAAGAATAGCCAGGTTGTGTTAACCATCTCATAAGCTTCATTTCTTTATCCCACGCCCTAAATTTAATCTCTCTCATTTTTTCGTCTCCCCCATTACTGTCTTTATTATTGCCGGCCTTGACCACTTCCTTGCGAATTGCTTAAATTCTTTTGAATAACTTATAGAGTTATCTTTATTACGAAACAACTGCGCAAAAGGCATAGCGCCTATCTTATAAACTTCTCTTAACCTGCTTTCATTTTCTATAAGGTCGTCTCCTATCAACACAAAACAATAAATATGGTTTTGAGTAAATCCGGCTTTATGCAATATCTTCACCGCTTTTCTTAATGCCTTAATCCCGCTTGGTTGATCACAGGCAAGCCACAATGTTTTAATTTTTAACCCTCTTAAATCCTCCGCGATTTTCTCCGTTATCCTATACTTTTCTAATCCTCCCTTAAACTCTATGGCCCTTTGTTTTTTAAGCATATCTAAAACTAACCGCCAATGCTTCTCTGAACACGCAAGGATGTTATTGTCTTGGATAATATTGCCCTCCGGAAAGTTATCAAATTCAATTACCCCTCTTCTTACCAAACAAAAACTACAATTATTTGTACAGCCTCTTGAGGTTATGGTTACTCCTTCTCTTAAATAAAACCCGGCTTGAAAGGGCTTATCGCTTTCACCATCTATTGCCACCCCCCCCAGCCTGACTACCTTTGCGTGCCGGCTCCAATCCTGCGCTAATCTCCTTGCTTTCGGAATATCCCAGGTAAAGGTGCAGCTAATATGCACCTCTTCGTATTTCGGGGTGAACAGATCCGGCGTGTCAAAATAAGCGTGTTTGTCTATTGGAGACATGCTTGTTTTGGTTGGGAATACCCTGGCTATCATTTCCTTTTCTCCTTGTCCATATAAATCCCTCCGCCCTGGGTCTTCCGGTAAATAGCCTGCAACAAATCTCCTTGCTTTTTTGATAAGTGCCTTCCCTTGTCAACCTGCTCTTCTATAGAACTCATAAAGCCCATCTCCCAATCATTCAGGTCATACTCCGCATTTTTTATTGCTTCAACGAGTATCTTGGCGTCAGTGTTTAACATTGTCTCTTTATCTCTCCTTTCAGATACTTGGTCGTTTCTTCTTCTAAAAATTTACGTGCTTCGTAAAAATTAAGCTTCCCGGGTACGATGATTGAATAGTAGCCACGCTTTAATAACTTAGCCTGCCATTCCTTTTGCTCCGGGCTTGGGTAAGTCCCGACCTTAGCCTCAACAAACATTCCGTGCCATCCTCCGCGCGGCTCAAAAATAGACACATCAGGAAAACCTTTTTTATACCCCATGCGCTTAAGTTTTATTGCTACTCCCCGGCTCAGCTTCATTCCTTGAGTAGAGGCGCAGTACGCCAAATCGCCACTCTCTAAAGTGCTTAACCAAAACACATACCACTCTTGAAGGGTTTGCTCTTCGTGCTTACGAATGGGGATCCTTTCTTCTCCGGCGAATCTTCTGTTGTGATAGTTAAATCGTCTCATTTATTTTCTCCGTGCGTATTTACTGGTTGTTTTACTCCGGTTATTTTCTTATAAACTGGCGGAAGAATACAACCTGGTATATAGCAATCATCCCTCTCTATCAGTTCACATCTTTCGCAGTAACGAGTAACTTGGTAACTTAAGAAAGGGAACCAAGAAAGTGTCTTATATTTCCACCTATGCAGCCCGACCCTACAGAGAAAATTCATTTGTCTTCTTCCTTTAAAATTTTCCTTGAGACCGTAAAACATCTCATATACCCCGTAAACGGGACTGTATAAATTCCGCATACCGCTATAAAATCACAGTTTTTTATTCTTTTTGGTATCTCGTAACTAAGGGTTAAGATATACCCGCCCTTCTTGCAAACTCGCTCGGCCTCTTTGGTAAAAGCGTTGATGCCACCGTAATATTTTTCTGTCCCATATAATTCTTTGGCTAAATCTTTTGTATATGGCGGATCAATCATCACCCAATCAAAACTCTCATTAGGCAAAGAGGTCTTTCTTGCGTCTTCAATATACGTGGGATTAACTTCCGGGCGAATATCAACGGTTTGCCCCCCCTATCATCAACCATTCCTCCGCAGAGATAAATTCTCTTTTCGGCCCACCAACCTTGATTTTGTATCCAGCTTAAAAAACCTTTAGGAAAAGCCCCTTTGCATTTGCCTTGTCCGTTAACTCCGAAACATTTGGTTGTTCTAAAAATATTATTCATAACTCCCTTTCTGTTTTTTTAATCGCTTTCATTATTTCAATCGCTACCTGCGGAACAATCGCGTTTCCCAAGGCCTTTAATCTTTCAACTCTATGCCCGGACTTACTAAGTTTAAATCCGTCCACCCCGTAGGGTAACCCATCATCCACTCCACAAAGACGGGTTGCAACTTCAAGCCAGTTTTGGTTCCATCCGGTATTTCTACAACATTTGGTAATTGTCCCATGTGGCTCCGCTTCCCCTGCTTGAAATGTTTCGGGCCGTTTGCTCCTTTGTAATCTCGAACCGCTGGAGTCGGGAGCATCGCTATCACGTCCTTGACTTTTACTCCATGCGTTACCCCCTTCGCGTTCTTCCGGCTGAAACCTCCCGCTGAGTTCATCTTTACATTTTTGACTGGAGCTCCCTCTCCGTCCGATACTCTCGCGGTTGGCAACAATCCAAACCCGATCTCTTCTGTGTGGTGCGTTGACGGCACAAGCTGGAATAACAAATGGTTGGACGGAATAGCCGATTTGCTCAAGGTCTGTAATAATTCCGTAGACAACTCCTCTGCCGTATTCTGTAAGCGTATTTGTTTTATTGCCGAATAGATCGGTTTCGCTTCCCACTTGAGCATCGCCTTGCTGCTGTGCCATTGTGAGGATACCAGCAACGTTCTCGCCAATAATCCAAGTGGGCTTGAATTCTTTAATAACTCGCAACATTTCCGGCCAGAGATAACGGTCGTCTTTTGTGCCTCTGCGTTTTCCCGCTGCGCTAAAAGGTTGGCAGGGAAAGCCGCCTGTGAGGAGATCACAGAACCCAGCCTCGGGTATCTCTTCCCGCTCGCCACTTGATACCCCTCTTGGTTCCTTGCTTCTGGGGTTGGCAACAACCCCTCTATCACATTGTTGATCCCCTGCTGTTTGCTGTTCTTGCTTCTGCGATCGCCGGTTGTTGGTGTCGGCAATAACCCGGTTCCGTGTAATTTCTCTAATGTCGCCATAAATTAAACTATCCTTTCCGAAATTCTTTTTAATAACCTCTTGGCAAAACTTATTGTTGTCGCAAAATAAAATATTTTCATAAGCCCCCCCCCCCACGTCTGTTTTGCGGCGTATGCGAAACCACAGATGCCTGAGAAAACATCAACATGGGTAAACTTCATACGATTCCGCGCCCGGACAACATCTTCTTCAGAATATCTTGGAGGCTTTCTATTTCGCCACCACGGGAAGCGCCGGTATCAATTTTGATTTTTAAATTATCTACGTCTTGTTTCCTTACCCACCAGGCGGAAGAGGCTTTTGACATTGCCGAGATCACCCAGGGGAAAGGATCGCCTTTTATTTTTTCTTTGTTTTTTAGATAACTTTGAGAGACCTCAATTAAGATCTCATCAGGTATCTTGTAATCCTCTCCAAACATCAACAACCTTTTCTTTTTAGCCTCGCGCTTAAACTTACCAATGAGTTGATAGATGTTAAAACCTGACTTATAAACCTCTTTTAAGAGATTTTTTAAGATGGGGTTTCCCACAGGAACAGGCTGTTTTTCGCCTGCTTTAGCTTTATTGGTTAGGTTAGGTTGGTTATGTTGGTTAGGTGGTCGGACTAAAGTCGGACTAAAGTCGGACTTAGCCTTTTCGTGCTTCTCTTTGATGGCTTTGAGTAGCTCTGGATTTGAGGTTCGATACTTCGCCTCCAAATACCTGCCGGCATAATCAAGCCAATCGTGGATCATACGCCCATCAAGCCATTTGTGTTTTTGGAGCAGTCGGACGAATTCTTGGGGGTTGCCAGAGTAACAAGCGGAATCGGCGATAAACTCATCTGACCAATGAGAAAGATCGCCGTCTTCGGCCTGTTCAAGAGCAACGTGCCAGAGTGCGTGCAAGTGTCCCAACACATAAACGGGTTTGAGGCGTAAGTCGAAAGCTAAAGGTTTAAGCTTTCGATGTCTAAGTAAAACTGTATGAGATTCTATCCAGGGCATACCGCATCTTCCTTTCTAACTAAAGATTAAAACTACTCCACAGAAAATTCTTACTATTCTACCGACTTGCCACCAGAAATATTTGTCCTGGGGAAGTACCAAGCTTAACCCTCCGTCTAAAATTAATAATCCCCCGATTACTTGATAAAGCACGGACCCTCCGTAATTAATTTATTGGTTAGCCGGTAAGCGTTGGCGTGTTTGAAATGGCCCAGATATGACGCCACCATATCGTGAAATTTCCTAAAGTCTTTTTCCCGCGCTTGGCGGAATTGCCGGATTTTTTCTTTGAGGTTATTTACTACACGCCTGCGAACCAGGACGTACCCGGGCCGGACTATGTAGCCTAAGAAGTCTATGCCGTTTGAGATAAGCAGGAGTTTACGGCGTTTCGGGTGCAGGCGTAGCTTGAGCCGGTTGGTGAGGAATTCTTCAATCTGGGACTGCCAGGTGCTTAATTGTGAGGCATCCGGGGAGAGGATGACAAAGTCGTCTACATAGCGCAGATAGTAGTGTGCTTTAAGGACGTGCTTGACGTATTGGTCTAATTCGTTCAGGTAGATATTGGCAAAAAACTGGCTGGTAAGGTTTCCGATTGGCAGGCCGCTTAAATTCTCTTTACCAAAGAGGGTTTTATTTGTAGGGATGTTTAAAAGTAGATGTGGGTTTCCTCTCCGAACATAAGACTCAGTGCAATCCCAAAAGAGGATCTTCTCCGTAAGCCATAGTACTTCTGGATTCTCTACTCTCTTCCGAATTATTGTAAACAATAATTCTTTGTTGATCGAAGTAAAGAAGTCTTTAATATCCAGCTGCAGGTAATAAGCCCTGACGTTGCCATTTTTAGTGATCCTCCGTAGAAAACTTTGGAGCCTTACTACCGCTTTATGTGTTCCCTTGTTGTCCCTACAGGCGTAGGAGTCGTGTATAAAAATTGGCTCCCAGATTTTCTCAAGTTCTCTTGCCAGGATGTGGTGTACTACGCGGTCCCGGAACTCTGCGGCGAAGATCTCTCTTAGTTTTGGTTTCTTTGCTGCGAAAAGAATAGAGCGCGAAGGATGGTAAGTCCTATTTTTTAGTTCTTGCTCAAGCTTAAAAATATTCTCTTCAGCATTAATCTCAAACCGTAGAGCGTTATAAGTGTTGCGCTTTTGCTTCCGGCAGTCGAGATAACACTGATATATATTCTTAAACGTAAATATGCTTGTCTTTGAGCCGCTGGCTGGAACGGACTGGCCGCACATAGTTATTGTTGTCCTTATTGTAGTTGTTCACGTTGCCGTTGTTGAAGTTCACTATCCGCGCGTTGTCTGCATTCCACGGGCAACCTTTGCTTATTCACTTTGCGCCCTTTCGGGCCCTCAAGAGTAGATCCTTTTAGGTACCACTCTTTGTGCTCTTATACCGTTTAAGGTGGAATAAGCGCCCAGTGACTTCTTGATTTGCACGCTTCCTGAAATAATTCCGTTTCAGGAACTCAGGCTTTTAAACCATCCTTCGCACTGCTTTGATACTTCGATGACTGACCTAATTGCAAATTCAAAACTCTTAAAAGAACTAAAAGCTTTTACTTCCTTAGAGAGTCTCAAAATTATTTTAAGTTCTTCCAGTTTATCTAACGCCTCCGCAAGAGATTCTTTTCTTGTTTGCTTAGTGTTAGCTTTGGCGATCAGGACAAGAATTCTATGCGAGAGGGTTCTGATCTCTACTCCGAAAGTATATTTGTTGTACTTCTCGAAGTGCCGAACTACCTTCTCAAAATAGAGTGCCATGTCTTGCGCTTTTTTATAGACTGGAAGTGCTTCATAAAGACTCATCTTTACCTCACTTGAAAACTGTCAAAAAATCTAATCACTGGCTGGAACGGACTGGCCGCACATAGGTATTGCTGCCCTTACTGTAGTTGAGCACGTAGCCGCCGTCGAAGGTCACTATCCGCGCGTAGCCTGCACTCCACGGGCAAGGCGTGATCGTCCAGTAGTAACTTGTTTTAGTATCCGGGAAAAACTTTGTGTCTATGGTTGGTTCGTTATCCTTGGCTCCGGCTTCCCAGTCTATGATGGAAATTAACTCTTCAGCTGTAGGCAAGCGCCAGTCTTTATGGCCGGCGAAATCAAGTTCTTTGCAGGCATCTATAGCTGGTTGCCAAGGCATTTCTTTTTTAAACTTCTCAGAGAGATCCGTATGGGGGTTTTTTACCCAGGTAAGACCTGTCTTGGTATCGGTGATGGTGCCGTCCTTGTTATCGGTGAAACGTACTCCGGACGGCTGTAGCTTTGTTACTTTCTTGGTGATGGTAAAACCTGCTGCTAAAAAGTCTCTGGCTAATCCTGGGATGTCAATGCGGTCTTCTAAAATCTTTTCTACTTGTCTTTGTTTCATACCCCCTCCTCTTAAATTAATAAATTGTCAAACTGCCTAATTCACTGGCTGGAACGGACTGGCCGCACATAGTTACTGCTGCCCTTATTGCAGTA